TACCTTTATAACCAACTGTACATAATTCAACGTTTTGGTATGAACCACCGAAGTAAGGATCAATATAAACTTTGATACGACCATGTAACAAACCAGCATATGTATTACCAGTATCATCAACTTGTAAGTCAGCTGATAATGCAGGAGTATATTGTAATACGCCAGCCATTGCTAGAGCAGAAGCAACGTCAGAAGAAACGATTAAGATGTTACCTTTTCCTCTACGAGTTGTTTTAGCGATTTGATTAGCTTCTCTTTCGATATGATAAATCAAACCTTTAAATCTTTCAACTGACCAACGACCATTTGAGTCTGTATCTAAGTCGAATACGCCTGGAGTAACTGTACCGAATTGAGCACCAGCTTTAGCTACTGTATAGATTGTACGAATTACTTCGCGGTTCATCTCAGCAAGAATTTCTGTAGATAAAACGTTTGATAATTCAGTTTCAGCATCCAAACCATGAATTGCTTTCAAATCTTGAGCCATTTCTAAGCTGTATTCAGCTTTCAATGCACGAGTTCTAGCAGAAACAGTAACTTTTTCGATTGAAATTGACATTTCGCCGAATACAGTACCAGCACCATCGCCTAATACTTCACCCATAGCAGTTGTCATTGCTTGTCCAGTATCAAAAGCTGAATTAGCTAATGGACCTGTAGAACCTACAGCTGAATTTGCAGTTGAACCACCTGTGCCGATAATACCAGAGAAAATAGTATTAGCTTCGTTATAGAATGCTTCGTTACCGCCACCGTTAGGGAATGTACCGTTACCTTGAGCGCCATAACGTGAGCGTAAAGCAAAGATTAATCCAGTAGGACCAGTCATTGGTTGAACGCCAGCTACGTCATATGCAATCAAGTTAGGTAAAGCACGACGTACTAAACTGATTAAAATTGGATCGAAGTTAGAAATACCACCAGTTGTATTAGTTGGTGTTCCTTCCATCAATGTTTCGCGATCTGAATCCATCGCTGCTTGTTGATTTTCCAATACAATTGCAGTAACTGCTTTTTTGTATGGATCAGTAATTTTTGCTAATTCTGGATGATCCAGAACTGGACTCCATTTATTTTGCAATTCTTCGTTTAATAAAGCCATTTAGATAAACTCCTTAAATTTTTATTTTTATTTTAAAATTGTTTGTGAAATACGTGAAGCATAAGCAGCAATTGTTGGATCAACTCTTTTTGCTGGTTTTACTTCTTCATTTAAGTCAATAACGTCATTTAAAGATTCGATAGAAGCTGGTTTAACGGTAGATGCTGAGAAATAAGATTCTTTAATATCTTCCATTTGTGTAACAAAATCATTTTCGCTTACAAATTCTACGCTCTCTGCGATAGTTTTAATTTTTTCAGCTTGAGATAATGTTAATCCTTCACATACTGCGTGAAGAGCTTCAACTTTCTTTTGTTCTGACAATTTTTGTTTCAAGTTAATGTTTTTATTCATTTCTTCATTAACTTGTTTTTCTAATGCCTCTACTTTAGAAGCTAATTCTTCTACTACATCGAATTTTTCTTCAGGAATATCGATATAGTGTTCTTCGAATACGGTTTTCAAAGACTCAATAAAGCCTTCTGCAATTTCAGTTCTTAAACCTGATTCAACTGCTAATTTATTTTCTTCCATCCACGATTCAGTAACGTAATCTAAATATTCGTCAACTTTATCAGTGAAATCTTCTTTCATATCTTCATAAGCTTCTTCGAATTGCGCAACATAATGCGCTTCTAATTCTTCAGCTAATTCACCAACTTTAGATTTAACAGCAGCTTCAAAAATAGCAGATGCTTTACGTTTAAAACTTTCTGATAAGTTTTCGCCAGCCATTAATGCTGCGATATCTTCGTTTACTTCTTCTTCATCTTCGTCTGGTTCGCCTTCTTCATTAACACCTTTTTTAGGATGAAGATTTACTTTTGTATCAACTTTAGAAGAAGCTTCAGCTGGTTGTGGAGCTAATTTTTTCATTGGTTCAGCGCCAACAGGTGGTGTTTGACCTGGAGGAGTTGCAGATGGAGCTTCAACACTCAATTTTTCCCAATCAGCATTTCCTACATCATGACCTGTTGTTTTATTAACTGTATCATGTAATTTTTCGCCTTCGCCAAATTTATCTTGTTTAGCGCCTTTGTCTTTTCTGTTGCTGTTTAGAATATCCATTGCAGCTTCAGAAAGATTTAAATTTTTATCTTGTGACATCAAATATCTCCTATTAGATTTTTATAATAATTATTTATATAAATTAAATTTTGTATTAGAGTTTTCTTAAAAAGTTTTCGAAGATTTTAAGAGCCATCGGTTCAACTTCTTTAGCTGTAAGTTTTCTTAAAGTATCTCTTGATTCTTCAAGATATTGTTCAACCCAACCTTTACCTTCAATAAACATCCATTCCTTTCCTTCCATTAAACCTTCAACATAGCAATCTTTACCTGATGGATCTAATACAATATCAACTGTTACTAAACGAAAATCTGGTTGGACGTATTTAATTCCATTAGATTCTTTGATAGAACCCAATCCTCTTGTTGATACGCCAAAATTTACGCCAGCATCAATAAATGATTTTACGATATTTCCATTGGGAGTATCTAAAACTTTAGCTTCACCATAACAACGGTGATCATCAAAATCCAATTTGGTAATAAGGTGAGATACTTTATCTGGATTAATTTGCGGTCCTTCTGGGTGAGACAATTCACCTAAAGATCTACGAGTATCAATATAATCTCTTTTATATCTTGTTACTTCAGGTAGCATATGCTCTTTTACATAAACTCTACCATTTCTGTTTTGTTCATTACAATGAATGAAATAACCTTTAATAGTATGATTCTTTTTACCGTTAGCTTCTTCTACAAGAACTTCTGTTTCGGTAAACTCATTTAACAATTTCATCGTTTGTTAACTCCTGTTATTGACCAGATTCTTCCGATAAATCTGTTGATTGTAATTGAGCAGCCTGTTCCAAAATTTCTAAGAAACTTTTATCTGAAACGTGTAATTCTTCTGCTAATTCTTCATTATTGTTGATGAAATTTAAAATTACATCAGCGCATTCTTTATTTATATTTAACTCCGACTGGTCGTCAAATATAATAACTCCTATATCATCATTCTCTGATATTTGTGTTAACTTTTCTAAAACTGATTCTGTTGTATTAGAAAAGCTAGAACCGTCCAAAGGAACAGTAATAAATTGATTTAAGTGCTCCGAGTGATACAAAGCTACTTGTTGCCCGTTAGGGAATCTTTGGACATAAGTTCTTTTTAGAATTAGAACCTGAGGTAAATCTTTATGTAATGTTTTAGTCATAGTACGGATTCTGCGCTTGTTTATTTGATTTTTTATTTCCTGAAGGAGATCTACCTACAGATGGATCTTGATCATTTGCATCTTCATCGTTAGGTACACCATCTCCATCTGGATCAGCATTAGGATCTTCTCCGGGAACTCCTGGATCTCCGCCTAATCCCGCCATTGGATCATTCATTAATTTTGGGTCCGGATATACTTGATCTTTAATTTCTTGTGCAATTTGTTTTTGCATTTGTTCGATTTCATCGTCATCCATTTTAAGGATATTTTTTTGGATCCATTCTTGAGAATAATAAACGCCTTTATATGGATCAACAACTGCCAATAAATTTAATCTATTCTGTAATAATTCTGAATCTTTCATTTCAGCATAATTATTATCTCTAACAAATGCATAATCGAAATCTTGTTTGTATACATCAAACTCATCATCAGAGCAAATACCTTTTAATTGGCATTGAACTTTTAATGCTTGATCAAACACGTCAGTAAATTTATTTCTTAATCTTTGGATAAATTTGTCAAATTTAATTTCATCACGAGAAATTACTTGATTTGTACCAACATCAAATGCACTATCGGGTTGAACTAATCTAGAAAATGGAACATTAAGTGCTTTATATAATTTTTTCTCGAAATATTCTACCATTGACATATCATCAAATGCAGCAGAAGATGGTAATGTAGTAATTTCTGTTGATTTATTATCAGAGCGTCTAGGTAACCAGAAATCATCCATCATAGAAAGGAATCTTCTATCATCTCTGATTTCACCTGTTGTAGCATCATAAACGACTTTATTTTTATATTTTGTCATAATATCTTTAAGATATTGTTCTGCCTTCATTTTAGGTAGATTACCAACATCAATATAAAAAATACGTCTTTCTGGAGCTCTTGATACTTTGTAAATTACGCTAGCATCCTCGATCATTCTTAATTGATTTAGAGGTTTAATGCATTTATGTAAGTTACTTAATATAATTGATCTTTTTGCGTCCAATAAACCTGATGTAACGCAAATCATTGAATCTGGAGCAATTCTTAATCCAGAATTTGTTAAGTTAGATTTTGTTGATATAGTATCAGAATAGATATAATATTCAACATAACCAGCAACAATATCATAACCAGTAGTTTGATCTTTTACTTTTTTAATTTCGCGAATTTTTGTAATTTTTCTTGGATCTGTATATCTTAATTCTTGAATACCTGCATTTGGATTTGCTTTATCGAGAATAATATTATAATACATTCTTCCATCAATATAATATCTTCTAAAGATATCTTGACCCAATTGTTTAAAATTCAAAAGAGTCAAGATATTATCAAATTCATCTTCAATAGCTTTCTTTATTTTAGGTGCAACTTTCAAATTATCTAATTTTAATTTTACAATAACTCCATCTTCATTGATAATTGCTTCATTAATAATATCATCAACAGCACTTTCAATTTCTGGTTGCATAGCCATTTCGCGATATCGAGTAATTAACTCTACATCATTTTTATAATTTGAATCTAAATCAATAGTGGTACCATAATGCGCTGCTGCAGTTATAGTAACTGCACCATCATCTAGTACTGGAGCTGAAAAAGAAGGTAGCACTTCCTGTGCTGGTGTATCTTTCCCTATTTTAAAACCGAATAATGAAAATTTAGCCAAAATAAATTACCTTTTTAAATATTAATAGTATATTCTTATATATTAGGTTACTGATTTAGATTCCCAGTATTGATACGAGAATGTTACACCAAATTCTTCAATTCTATCATTTGAACCCCAATCAAGAGCAATTGGATCAACAGTATTAGGGAACATACCAACAAATTTATATTCTTTGATTGCTGCACCAGTTTTACTGTATTGCGTAACAACAGCATCAGCGCAATACAATGTTGAATTGATTGCTCCAGCTGCACGAACGTTTTGTGAATGACTATTTAACTTATCTGACCAAGATTCAAATGCATTTCTAATATTAAAATCTTCGTCATTAATAACTGTAATACTCCAATCTGGAAATTGTCTATCGCCAGCAAATTTTACTTGACGACCAAAGTAAAATTGTGATGCAACGCCCATAATTGATGGAGGTAATGTTGTAGCATGAGCCATAAATGTTAATTGTTTAGATGCAACAGGTGCACTAGCAACAGTTGGAAATGTAAGCGAAACTGAAAATAAATTCGGTCTAGCACCATCACCAATCATTGCTGATCTAAATTCTGCAATATTGAACGCCATGTTCGGATACTCCTTATTTGAAAATCGTAAATATTCTTTTAATTATTTATAATGGTTGGTGACGAGTCTAGACTCGTCACCAAACTAACTGTTACTTAGAATTTACCTGCAATTTCAGTAAAGTCAACGCCAGTACGAACTGCTACGAAATTCAACTGGATAAAGTTGATAGATCTAGCTGGTTTAATGTAAATATCACCAACGAATCTATTTGTATCAATAACTTCAGCAGTATTATTTGTTTCATCGCAAATTACCGAGAAATCATAGATACCTCTACGTCCTTTTACATCTCTTAAGAATGGTTCAACCATAGATATAAATTGCGCTCTTGTAAACGAATCGTTGAATTCAAATAGAGAGTATTTTGCTGCAATTGCAATAGCTTTTTCAAGAACAATAAACAATCTACGAACATTAATTCTGTCAAATGCAGATGGTTTCATTTGCATTGTTTTATCGCCATAAAGGATAATTCCTTCTCCTGGGAATGCAACAACTGGATTAATTCCATTTTTGTACAATTCATCTCTTTGAGCTTTAGTTGGATTCCATGACAATTTAATTGCATTTAAGATTTGACCGCGATTAAATCCAGCAGGAGAAAACCATGGATCTCTTACATTATCAGTTCTAGCACATAAACCCGCAGTATCACCATTTAATGGAACATAACGATATTTGTTGTTATATTTATCGAATTGATATTTCCATCCAGAATCAAATACTGAATAAGAAGTTGATGGAGTTAATGCATTTCTATATTCAATAATGTTATCTAAATTAACTGAATCAACCGCATCAGCTCTTAATGGAGAAACAAATGCAACGCAATCTTTTCTTTGGTTTACTATATCTAATACATGATTAGCTAAAGTGGCATCAGCAGCGCCAGATAACAATAAAGAAATATCAACTTCATCAGCATTACTAAATTTATCGTATGCTAATTGTAAATCTCCTGCAGATGGAGCAACATTAGTTCCTCTTCCCAATTTATGATAATAATTTGTTAATTTATCGTAAACTAGTCCATTATCAAGCATATCACCCCAATTTGTCGAACCAGTTAAATGGTTAGCAACATAGATATATTTTGATTCATTTAAAATTTTAGTTACATAATAGCTTGGCGAGCCGTCATCTGTTTTAGCGTCTTGCGCTTTTGATACATGAGCAAATTTTTCTAATATAGTTCCTTTTTCGCCTGTAATTTTTCCATCAGTATCAATTACAATTATATGTAATTCATCGTTTTCCGCACCTTTACTATCAATAGCATATGCTGATGAAGTAGGTTTTGAGTCAAATTGGTCTGCATACGCCCATCTTGTTGATGCCGTAATATTAGTTGCAGTTGCTGCTCCATTTTTAGAAACTGCTAAAACTGTATTTGTCGCAGAAGTAGAAGTAAATCCAGAAATAGGATAATCGGTTCCTCCAACTTTTACTATATCGCCAATAGTCAAGAATGTATTAGCATATCCAACGTTTAATGTTACAGATGGCAAGCCTAATGTTGTATTTGCAGTTAATCCTGTTTGACTAAATGAGGTATTAGAAGAACATACAGAAATACTTAATGAGTTCCCTAAATCGCTTGGATAACGGCCAAAAAATGCACCAAATTTAGAATATGTTCCTGCATCAAAATTTAATTCGTAATCTTCTTCGTTTGCAATACTTACATCTGTTTGAGACGTAGGTAAAACTGCAATTGCTCCATTTGCTGCTCCAACGATATTAGCAACAACATTTACGACATTTCCGTTAACTGTATTTGCAGTCA